GGTGACACTGAGATGCGTTTGATTAAGGCGTACCAAGTACCCGCCAATGAGGCTAAGAACCAGTACGCTAAGTGGATGGTTGCAGTTAAGTCAGACATGACACACGGTAGCTATGACATGGGTGACAGCTACATTCGTGAGGCTACCAAGGGGCTGAGCTTGACATGGGCTAGCGATGCTTATAGAGAGCAGTATGATCTGGTTGATGGGGATGACACAGAAGTCCTATCACTTTTAAGATACACTTAAACAAGGAAGACAATATGACATACAAACTATGCGTACAAAAAGATGGGCTGCTCTACCGACTGACTAACAGTAGGTCAGAGATAGGTGGTAAAGGTATGATAGCTATGCTGTCTGATGCCTACCCTGACTACACCTATAAGCTAGTGTCGGACCATCCGACAGTAGAACTAGAGGAGTACAACAGTGACCTATACCATGACTTACGTTACGTACTAATCAACGGGGCAATACATAAGCCTACACCAACACCTAACCTACTTGTAATTGAAGGAGGACTATCATGATTACTGACGCACTCAACCTTAAGATTCTTGCTATGTGTGAGAAGGTATTACCTAACACAAGCATGAAGAACAACAAGCAACTCATTGATTTACTTAGCGAAGTTCGCACTCAACTGGAAGGAAAATAATATGTTTACATGTATCGCAACCAAGCCACTGAATGATGGCACTGATGGATTCCGTTTCAACTTCTTAGGTATGAAGGGTATGACACGTAAGCGTAAGCCTTTCCGTGCTACTAGTAGCCGTGGATATAACATCCAGCGTGGCGAATGCTTCAACATCTACAACCTAGGTAGGCGTACCATCTACATAGAAAAAGCTGCGAACAAGATCATCACTCGCAGAGTACGACACTTTGCTGGGTAGATGTACGTCATTCAAGACGGTGGTAAGTACACAGTGTATGGTGATGACGGTAAGGTTGTCATCATCACATCAAACAGAGAGACAATACAATCCGTATTGAAATCAATCAAAAGGAATACTAACAATGACTAAATCTAAAGCAGCAAGATCAGATGCAGATACAATGACAATCTCAGTAGAAGATACGAGGGCCATACTTGCTTTGTTCAACACAGTAGACAGCGTGTTGGATGATGTCCTTGAGTGTTGTGATCTAAATCTGTCTGACATACGGCGGATGCGGGAAGCAGCTTACAATGTAAGCAACAAGTTCAACTTCCGCCCAACTGTTGGCGAAGATGGTAACCCACATCACTGGCTACCTAAGGTACTAGCTACTGATGACAAGGCATGGTTCTACGAAGGGAGTGAGTAACATGGCAAGCTACTACATAACTCCTGATGAGTTGGATGATTACGATAATATATCTACCACTATTGACGCAGCGTCATGGATAGGTGAGGATATGGATGAGCTTAGTGATGAGCTGGCAGACATTAGTAACCGTATCTCCAAAGGAGACTTCACTCATCAGATATTTTGAGGCAGCAGTTATCTTTCTAATGAAGATCGTTGTAGCAATGGTAGTATTTGCAATGGGGTTTGGATTTCTATGATACATACTAGTAACGATAAAGATTGTGGTGCGGATGACCCCTGTGATGATTGGTCACACCACCCTATACCTAAGCCTAAGAAGGAGTACATTAAATGAATAAGCACATGGAACTTAAGGAGACACATACTATAGAGGCAGCGTGTGACTTCTATATGCGTACCCCTAAGTACCATGCGTTGTCCCTACGTAGTAAGAAAGATTACGACTACAACTTACTGCGTGTATGCAAAACAAAAGTACAAAATGATAAGCAGCTGGGTAACATTAAGCTGCGTGACCTACGCTTCAAGCACGCCACTGTAGCGTATGACAAGTGGCAGACTAATGTGGGCATACGACAGGCTAACTACATGGCAACGTGTCTTAGTATCGTACTCAATACAGCCATCAGGCATGAGGCACTGGTCACTAACCCTGTGACATTAGTACAACGTACTAGAGATAAGGTACGTAAGGTACGCTGGACTGATGCTCAGGTTGTTACATTCTTAGACACAGCATACAGCCAGTGGAAGTGGCGGAGCATTGGCCTGATCATACACATGGCATACGAATGGGCACAGCGTGTAGGTGACATGCGTACCCTTCAGTGGTCTAACATAGACCTGACTACTAAGACACTGGACTTAGAGCAGAGCAAACGCAGGGCAGAGGTACGACTACCTATAGATGGTGACCTATGCCGTATGTTAGCTGAACAGAAGGATACGTTCGGCTTCCAACGGTACGTGGCACCTGCTGTGGAGCCACAGGGTAGTGCTTACAAGCCGTATGCCAGTGGAGATATACATAAGCTAGTGAATGAGGTTAAGGCTCACGCTGGGCTACCTCCTGAGATAACTGCTATGGACTTGCGCCGCACTGGTATCACTCAATTAGTTGAGGGTGGTGTTGATACGTTTGGTATCATGCAGGTCAGTGGTCACAGCAATCCACAAAGTGTTAAGCCTTACTTGGTCAACACACTCACAGGGTCTACTAATGCCCTAGCTAATAGGAAGAAGTGATGGACATTAAGAAATTTGTAGATGACCTCATGCTAGGTGAGGGTGAGACAACACGTATGCACTGCCCTAACTGTGGTGGTAGCAATACATTCACTGCATCTAAGGATGGTGGTGCGGTGATGTACAACTGCTACAAGTTGGGGTGTGGCATACGTGGTGCAGTTACTACAGGCATGACAGCTGATGAGATACTCAAGCGTATGCAGGGGCTGGACTTAAAGGTACGCAAAGAGTTGGAGCCTATGCCTTACCCTGAGTATGTCGTTAACCCTCAGCCTGAGCATCAGCTACTGCATAGGTTCTTAGGACGTTGGGGCTTAACCAATGAGGAGATCTTCTATGACGTTAAGGATAGGCGTGCTGTCTTTCCTATCCAGCATAAGGGTGTAGTGATTGACGCAGTAGGCCGTGCCCTTGATGGGGCTATACCTAAATGGTTCCGCTACACTGGTCAGGCATCTATATTCAAACGTCTGCTTGGCCCATCCAACGGCGTGTGTGTAGTGGTAGAGGATGTGATCAGTGCCATTGTCGTGGCTCAACTGTTGCCTAACACAACAGGCTTAGCCATACTTGGTACGTCACTAGGCCCAGCGCAGATGGAACACATAGGAGATTTCTATAAGGTTATCATAGCGTTAGACCCTGACGCCATGAGCAAGACACTATCGTACAAACAGGAGGTAGAGACATGGACAGGCAAAAGAGTTTTAGCTTTAAGGCTTGACGATGATATCAAATATAAGTTAGAGTCAGACGTAGACAGATTAAAGGATATGGTAAATGGATAATATAAATGTTAAGACAGGTAAGAAGCCCTACTACAAGGACAGACCTGAGGCTGTAAAGAAACGTGATGCCTTGAGAATGTATGTAAACTCTAAAGAGGTTAGCAAAAAGCATCCGCTATACAAAGCAGGGCGATACAAATCCTTTGGTGATATGGCATTTAGTTCTTTGCAAAACTATGAGAACATAAAGGAAGGCTATGTGTATGCCATAAGCAATGCTGCATGGCCTGAGTGGATCAAGATTGGTAAGGCTGTTGATGCAGATGATAGGCTCAATAGTTATCAGACAAGCTCACCCATGCGTGACTACAAACTTATACACTCTGTATACTTTGATGATCGTAATGTAGCAGAGCTTAAGGCACACGCCATAGCACAGGGCATGGCACCTCGTAAGAACGAATGGTTCAAGATGACAGAGGAGCAAGCCCTTGAGGTACTAGCTAAGGTAGCTAATGGATAGCTTGAAAGACTTCCTTAAGGAGATGGGGCTTGAGGGTACACACCCTCTACCTACCACACGTAGGCCCGACTATCTTGAGAAGGGTTACTACATAGACCCTCGTGACAACAAAGGTGAGGTACCATTCTAATGACACAGATTAAAGCAACATACCTAGATCACATGGGTACTGACCTATCAGTGGTGAACGCAGCAAGGGTTAGCTTCAACAAGACAAGCAGCTGGGAGCTTACTGATTGGCGTGACAGTGATGACTACGCTAGAAAAGAAGTACTAAATGATAGCGACACCAAGCTAATCAACTACCTAGCCAAGCATAAACATACTTCACCCTTTGGTCATTGCTTTGCATCCTTCCACATCAAGGCACCTGTGTTTGTAGCACGACAGCTAGTCAAGCATAAGTTTCTGCGTTGGAATGAGATCAGTCGTAGGTACGTGGGCGATACCCCAGAGTTTTATCGCCCAGAGGTATGGCGTAGTAAAGCACAGGATAAGAAGCAAGGCAGTGGCCCAGCGTTAGAAGATCAACAAAATATACACATTGCTACAACACAACGTATAGTTTCTATGTTGTATAGTAGCCTGTTAGAGAGAGGAGTTTGTGAGGAGCAAGCAAGGATGGTGTTGCCACAAAACACCATGACTGAGTGGTACTGGTCAGGTAGCCTTGATGCCTTCGCTGATATGTGCAATCTTAGGTGTGCAGGTGACACACAACTAGAGACTAGGCTAGTAGCTAATGATATATGTAACAGTATGAAGGAGCTATTCCCTGTGTCATGGTTTGCATTGAGATTAGAGAAATGATTAGACCTATGACAGAAGATGAACGCAAGGCAGCACAAGAGCGTGACAAAAACAATAACTGGCGTAAGTGTGTCAGTTGTGGTAATGCAAGTAAGTCTACGTGGTGTTCATTTTGTTTGGAGGAAGAATAATGTTTACAGTAGAGTTTGAATCCGATGCAGCAGTTATCACTACGCTAGATCAGAACGACAACTTTGAAGATGTAGAGATGGTGATTGCCGACAATGGTATTGTATACATGAGACAGTACGATGAGAAGATGGATGACTATCAGATGTTATTCATGAGCTATCAACAGTTCACTGACATCATTGCTTCTCATAGAAGACCAGAAGGTATGTACAAGATAGCTAAGGAGAAAGACCAATGATGGAGCTAGCACTAATAAGAACCCTTATGGACAAGGAGTTCTACGATAACAACAAGGGTATCCGATGCCCTGATGAGTTGTTCAGTAAGGATGTGCGTAAGATCAAGCAGACACTAGACTACGCTATGACTACGTATGAACGCAGCCTGACTACCTCTGAGCTTGAGGCTTTGTTCTTTGCTAACAACAGCACTATGACTACGGCAAACAAGCAAGTGTACAACGATCTGTTCAAGCGTGTATCCCGTGAAGAAACCATGAACAAAGAGATAGCTAGTGAGGTACTGTCTAAACTATTCCAACAGG